ATATGCGTAAGCGATATCTTATGGATAAAAAGACTCCAGAAGAGATTGCAAAGGAGTGCGGAGCCAGTGTTGAGACTATCTACGTGTACCTTGCTAAATTTGGATTAAGGAAATCTAAAAGATGAATAAGATAAAAAAGATTATATTTATACTATCATTGGCTGCTGCAGCAGGACTAACATATACTATTGTTGCATTAAAAAATATTCCAGAGGCATTTGACTGGAACCTAGAGGAAGATGAAGATGAGAGTTATTAAGCACTTTGTAGATGTTGGAAGGGCACTTACACAAAGAATATTATGTAAGCACAATGAGTCTTCAATATCGTCTTGCCCGTTTACTGGTAGAACATACACAACATGTTTAAATTGTTTTAAGAGATTAAATGTAGAGGTGACTAAATGAGCGACAACCTTCATATTACAGTTGATCAAGTAAATCATCCACTACATTACACTTCAGATCCATCTGGAGTTGAGTGCATACAAATTACTCGTCATCGTAATTTTAATATTGGAAATGCCTTTAAATACCTTTGGAGAGCAGGACTTAAAGATGAAGCAAAGACAATTCAAGATTTAGAAAAGGCAATCTTCTATATCAAAGATGAGATAAATAGATTAGAGGGAAAATATGTCAACTGAGTCAGAATTAATTAATCATCTTGATGAAGTAAATCAAGTAGTTACTGAATACCTTAAGGGCAATGATCCAACTGTTATTTCTAAAGAGTTAGATATTCCCCGTACCCGTGTTGTTTCATTAATTAATGAGTGGAAGGTTATGGCATCTGCTAATGATGCTATCCGTGCTCGTGCTAAGGAAGCCCTGGTTGGTGCAGATACACACTATACAAAGTTAATCACAAAAGCATACGAAGTTATTGATGAGGCAAGTCTATCAACAAACCTTACAGCAAAAACTGCTGGTATTAAATTAGTATTAGATATTGAGTCAAGAAGAATTGATATGCTACAAAAAGCAGGACTTCTTGAGAATAAAGAACTTGCAGAAGAAATGATTGAGATTGAAAGAAAGCAAGAAGTGCTTGTAGGAATCTTAAGAGATATCGCCTCAGAGCATCCAGAGGTAAGAGATATTATTATGCAGCGCTTATCCGCTATTGCAAAAGAAGGAGAAGTGATTACTGTTGTCCACGATGTTCAATGATTTTCTTGAAGTATTAAAGGAGAATCACTTTGTTGAAACACCAGTTGACGTAAAGACATTTGTCCAGTCACCTGACTATCTTGGTCAACCACTTTTATCTGATATTCAATACGAAATTGTTGAGGCTATGAGCCAGATCTATCGTAAAGAAGATCTTATTGATATTATGGGGCCTGCAGAAGGTTTAAGTCATTTTAATAAATATACAAAGAACGAACTAATCCTTCAACTTGGCAAGGGTAGCGGTAAAGACTTTATCTCAACAGTAGCCTGTGCATATGTAGTATATAAACTTCTATGCCTTAAAGATCCAGCAATTTATTTTGGTAAGCCTGCAGGAGATGCTATTGATATTATTAACGTTGCTGTTAACGCTCAGCAGGCTAAGAACGTTTTCTTTAAAGGATTTAAGACTAAGATTGAAAGATCCCCATGGTTTGCAGGAAAGTTTAATGCAAAGGCAGACTCAATTGAGTTTGATAAGTCAATTACTGTCTACTCTGGACACTCAGAAAGAGAATCACATGAGGGTTTAAACCTTTTAATGGCAGTCCTTGATGAGATTTCTGGTTTTGCAACAGAGGTTGGAACTGGAAACGAACAAGGAAAGACTGCTGATAATATCTATAAGGCATTTCGTGGAACAGTAGATTCTCGTTTCCCTGACCTTGGCAAGGTAGTTTTGCTTTCTTTCCCACGATATCAAGGTGACTTTATTTCTCAACGATATGAGTCAGTGATTGCTGAAAAAGAAACCATTGAACGCAGACATACTTTTATTATGAACGAAGATTTGCCACATACAGATCCAGGAAACCAGTTTGAAATTTCATGGGATGAAGATACAATTCTTCAGTATAAAATTCCAAGGGTATTTGCATTCAAAAGACCTACATGGGAAGTAAATCCTACCCGTAAGATAGAAGACTTTAAGTTAGCATTTTTTACTGACCTTGGAGATGCAATGATGCGTTTTGCCTGCATGCCAACATACTCATCAGATGCTTTCTTTAAACAAATTGATAAGGTTGAAAAGTGCATGAGCACTAGAAACCCACTAGATTCATTTAGAAGGTTTGACGAAACGTTTGTGCCTGATCCAGATAAGACCTACTATATTCATGCTGACCTTGCACAAAAGCACGATAAGTGTGCGGTAGCAATTGCTCACGTAGATAAGTGGGTAAATATCCAGGTAATTAAAGACTATGAACAAGTAGCACCTATCGTAATAGTAGATGCTGTAGCCTGGTGGGAGCCAAGAGCAGAGGGACCAGTAAATCTGTCTGAGGTAAAGCAGTGGATTATTAATTTAAGAAGACAGGGGTTTAATATTGGCATGGTTTCATTTGACCGTTGGCAGTCATTTGATATTCAGAACGAACTACAGGCTGTTGGAATTAGAACTGAGACTGTATCTGTAGCAAAGAAACACTATGAAGATCTTGCTATGATGATTTATGAAGAGCGTGTTGCTATTCCAAGAATACCTATACTATTAGAGGAAATGTCAGAACTTAAAATTATGAAGGGTAATCGTGTAGATCACCCAAGAAAGAAGTCTAAGGACTTAGCAGATGCCGTGACGGGCGCTGTATTTGGTGCTATTTCTCATACACCAAAGAGTAATAATACTGAGATAGATGTCCATACTTGGTCCTCTTCAGCACGACTTGCAGAAAGAGAGCAGGGTATGGTAAAATTAGATAATCGAGAAATGCCTGACGACGTTAAGGACTTTCTTGACGGATTTAACTTAATTTAACATTCTGATCGTGGGATCAGATAAAACTAACAAGGAGAAAGAATGAATTCATTTAAGAAGATCGCTCTTGCCATGGTTGCAGCCATGACTTTGGGCACAATCGTAGCAACACCTGCAAGTGCTGCCGTAATGACAGTGGCTGTAACGCTAAACGGAACTGCAAATACAACAAATTCCGCTATTGCTACACCTGCTGCATTGCCAGTACCATCAGACAACAAGATTGATGCAACAGATGCACTTAGATTTGTTGCAACTGTTGACACAGGAACAGCAGTTACTGTATCAGCAACCAACGCAACAATCGTGTCTGCTCTACACTCAGATGCAGCACCAATTGGAGCATCGTCAGGATCATCATCTTTGACAATCGCAACAGGTACTGGAACAACTGCAACATTTTTTGTCTACACAAAGACAACAGCAATTGGTACAGTTACAGTTACTAACCAGGGAACTACTTTTACATACTATGTACAGGGTACTGCTGGACTAATTAACAACCTATCAGTTTCTGCTCCAACAGCAGGTGCTGCTGGCACAAAGCATGATATTCTAGTTACAGCAACAGATGTATTTGGAAACAAGGTTTCTGGTAAGTCACTTACTGCAACAGTATTTGCTGCAACAGCAGTCATGGATACAGCAACAGCAACAACTGGTGCTACACTTTCAGACTTTGGAGTAGCAACATTTAAGGCAACACTTCCAGCAACTGGAAATCGTTCACTTATTATGTTTGCTCCAACTACTGCTGGCGATGCATCAACTGCTGATGTGGTTGGTCTAACTGTTCGCACACTTGCACCATTTGCAGAAATTGCTGTTCGTGATCTAGTATCAGAACTTGCTGCTGAAAAGGCTGCAAAGGATGCAGCAGTTGCTGCACTTGCTGCTGAGAAGGCTGCACATGATGCAACTAAGGCTGCAGATGTTAAGGCTCTTGCAGATGCAAAGGTTGCTGCAGATAAAGCACTTGCTGATGCAAAGGTTGCTGCAGATGCAGCACTTGCTGCAGCAGTTAAGGTAGAAACAGATAAGGCTGCTGCTGCTAAGTTAGCATCAGATGCTGCTCTTGCTGCTAAGGATGCTCAGATTGCTAAGTTAACAGCAGATAACGCTGCTGCTCTTGCATCACTAAAGAAGGCATTTAACACACTTGCAAACAAGTGGAACAAAAAGAATCCAAAGGCTAAGGTTACTCTAGTTAAGTAACAAAACCTTAAAAGTTTGGGAGTCAGGAAACTGGCTCCCTTTCTTTTTGTCCTCATGTCTAATTGAATAATTTGATATAATAGGTAAGAGGAGAGTCCACCACTTGAAAAAACTCTTGCGTATATTTACAGTTTCTATACTTGCTTTTGCTTGGCTTTTAATAGCCCCTACAGAGGCTAATTCTGACGACCCTCTAACCGTTGCAGCCCAAGAAATACAAGAACTTAATAGCAAAGTAAGCAATTTAGTTTATCAAGATGATTTTATAGATCTTATAGACATAGCAGAAAACAAGTTTGACTATGCCAAAAATGCGATGGAACTTAGAGATGATGCAACCGATGCCCACGAAGATGCAGTAGAGGCAGAAGCCACAGCCTTAGAAGCAAAGAACCTTGCCCAGTCAAATGTGGATGGTCAGACAGCCACAGTAGCCTCGGCCCTTGAACATAAAGACAACGCTCTTGAAGAAAAGAATGATGCTCAAGATGCACTAAGCATAGCCAATATTAATGTTCAAACCACTCAATCAAATATGCAGGCTGCTGGAGGAACAGGTTTGGCATACACTGTTTATACTCTTGTTAGACAAGGTAATGTCGCTACCCCAGGATCTGTGCTTTGTTCTGGCACTTGGAACTCAAGCCACATGCAACTACCAGTTTGTGGTAACAGATACGAAAACTTTATAGTTAAGTTCACTGGTCAAATAACAGTACCGTCTTGGTTCACATCAACATATTTTGCAGGATATACAGATGATGGATTTAGAATGTATGTAGACGGAAATCTTGCAATAGATCAATGGATAGAGCAAGGAACTACCTGGAGCGACTATTCACCAGTATATGATGTTAGCGAAGACAAAACATTTAGTGTAGAGATTTGGTGGTATAACGGTGGAGGCCCAGGATCTTATCATCTTGGATGGGCAATTCCTGGAGGCTGGACTGGAGCAGGTTGTGACTATGCTGGAGATCCACGAGTATGGGGAGAAAATTTTAGTTGTAATCTTAATACATTTTCCTCTGGATCAGGACCAACCCAAGCACAGATAAATGCATATGATGAAGCACTTGCAGCAAGGACTACTGCACAAACAAATTATAATAATAAGTTAGAAGCATACAATGACAAACTAAGCGTATACAACTCTGAGAATGCAATACTATCATCAATGAATCAGGTTTTGCAAACCAAAACACAGGAACATCTTAATGCAGTTGCAGATACAGAAGATGCTTTAGAGTTGAAGAATAGCAGAATAGAAATATACAATCAGTCAATCGTTGACTTAAATAATTCTATTAATGATGCATGGGAATATTACTACGAGCAAGCACAAAGAGAACTTAATGCTGCTATTGCTCAAGCAGCAGCCAACGCTGCAGCCAATGAGCCTACCCCAGAACCCACACCAGAGCCTTCTCCAGAACCAACTGAAGAACCAACAGATGACCCAAGCCCAGAGCCTTCACCAGACCCAACAGATGAACCAACTGAAGAACCTACTCCAGAGCCTACAGCAGACCCTACAGAGGAGCCTACACCTGAACCTACCCCAGAAGTTACCCCAGATCCAGAACCAACTGAAGAGCCAGTTGTAGAGCCTACTGAAGAGCCTACCCCAGAACCCACACCAGAGCCTGGACCAGAGCCAGAGCCAGAAGAGAATCCTTGGACTGAACCAGATGTAGAAATTACTGATGAGGTATTGGCAGCACTTGTTCCTGAAAAAGGAACTGGAACATCAGAAGATTTATCTGGAGTTATTGCCAACCTCACAAGCAAGGATAATAAGTTAGTTACACTTTCACCTGAGCAAGTAGCAGCAGTTAGCCAAACTCTTAAGTCTTTGACCCAAGAGGCAAAGTCAGAGATTTCTGAAGATCTTGGCATTAAAGCATCAGAAGTTGCACAAATTGCTGAGCAGATGAAGGACAACCCAGCACTTGCTGCAGCATTTGTTGAGTTCGCAGATAGAGCAGAAGAAGCAGGGGATTCAGCAATGCCATTTACATTAGCAGATGCAGTAACAGAGGTTCAAACAGAGGCATTTCTTGCTGACCCATTGGGAGCAATTACAGAGATAGATTTTGAAAAGGTTTTAAACCCAGCAGAATGGGGAAAGGATATGACTGACGACCAAAGAGAAAAGGTTCAGGAAGTCATAATTCCAGTAATTATAGTATCAAACATTATTAGTTCTGTTATGTCAACAAGGAGGTTATAATAGGATGGTTATGAATAAAGTTAAAGAAAGTATAAGGGTGATTTTAGGCAAAATAAAGATGCCTAAAATTGCAATCCCTAAAATAAAAATACCAAGCATTAAAATCCCAAGCATCAAAATGCCAAAGTTTAAGATGCCAAAAATGTATATGCCAAAGGTAAATATTCCAAAAATATCTATTCCAAAGATTAAAATGCCAAAAATAGATATGGAAAAACTAAAAGCATATGCTGCAAAGTATTTTCCCATTATTAAAAAAGTATTTGAAATTTTGGTAAAGATCGTTAAAGGATTTATCTCATGGCTTTGGAAAGCAGTTAAAGAAAGTATTGCTCAGGTTTGGACACTACTTGGATTCTTTATTGCATGGCTTACGCTTACAGGGACAGCACAGCAGGTAGTTGGAATGGCAACATTAATTGCTACTGCTATCTGGCTTATAACAATACCATTGCGTGAAGACAAAGAAGAGTAGGATAGTTACTGATATGAAAAAAATAGCAGCCCTTTTATCAGCAACAGTATTATCATTAATGTTAACATCTTGTGGTTTACTAGAAAATAGATATCGTTATGATTGCCATGACCCTGAAAACTGGTATAATAAAGAGTGTAATCCACCAATCTGCCAAGCAGATGGATTATGCACTAAAGACATACTTGGTTTTGATCCTACGGAGGGTAGCGTAAATGAGTAAAAAAAGATATACATCAGATGAACTAGATGCACGACTAAAGTTTTTTCTTGGTATGACACTAGGAACAATCTTGTTGTTTACAACAATGGGTATCTTGTATGCCCTTGTTTTTGTAACACAGCCAATTGGAGAGCAGTCAGAAAATGACAAGATGTTCTTCAATGTATTATCATCTGTTGCAACATTTATTACTGGCACACTTGCTGGTATTTTAATTGGCAAAAATGGCGGGGGTTCAGATAACTCACAGCCTAATCAAGTATCTGAGCCTATGACTAATAGTGTTGTAGATGATCTTGATGACATTGATGATTTTATTGAATAAATAATACATTACTTGACGGCCCTCTTTGGGCAATGGTATACTTGATTATAACCTATCTGGAGAGGGCCTACAATTTTGTATAATCCGAATTCTGTTCCAAGTTTTTTTATTAAAGAAGCATCTTCTGGAACTGTAAAAATTGAAAAATATATGAATAGTTTTGGTCTTTATAATAATAACAAGCAATGGATGTGTTATCTTAACCATGACTCTGTTATTAAAGAAATGTATTCTTCTTATGATCTAGCACATGGAGACGTTATTGTTTCTGGTTTAGGGTTTGGAATACTTGCTTTATGGCTTTGCAGTAAGGAAGAAGTAGATAGCGTTACAGTTATAGAATTTTCATCAGATGTTATAAAATTATTTAAAGATTCAAACATTGTTCCAGATAAATTAAACATTGTTAATGCTGATATAAGAAGTTATAATACAGATATAAAGTATGACGTAATGTTGTTAGATCACCATGAACTGGAAGACTTTGATTTTAGGTTATTTGACATTGAAGAAATTTCTAACAGAATTAAACATAAGTATATGTGGTCTTGGTCTTTAGAATTAATGTACATATTTAAAATGTATGCAAATGAAGATCATAAAGTCCAAGAGAGCCTATGGTACGATCTAACAATTAAATGCGAAAAAGACTTTAGTACACTCTGGAATGATTTTGTAGATAATTTTTTTCCTAAAGAAGAAATGCTAAAAAATATAAGCAATCAAAAAATAAATGAGTATGTGTATACATACTATAGCCCGAAATTTACCAAGTTTGACTTTTTAAAGTGAGAACGGTATACTTAAATATACCTAATCTGGGAGGGGTTTTGTCATGACTTGCATTGTCGCTCTGCGCCATGAAGAAAAAGTTTATATGGCAGGAGATCGTGGAGCATCAGATGATGGAGTTATCCTTTCACTTGAATCGCCAAAGGTTTGGAAAGTTGGACCCTATCTAATTGGATATGCTGGCTCAATGGACGGGGATAGAATAAGACACAACTTCAGACCATCAGCACCTAACATTAAAGACACAGATAGGTTTATGCACACAAAGTTTATTAAAGAACTTCGTGAATTCTATAATGAGTTCTGGATTGACACATCTAAAGAAGGTGAACTTAGTTTAATTATTGGTATTCGTGGAGAAATCTATGAGCATAGTTCTGGAGATATGTCTTTATCTAAATACTCTTTGCCATATATGTCTATTGGTTCTGGAGCAGAGTACGCTTATGGGGTTTTGTATGCAACAGATAAACAAAAAAATGCAAGGAACAGAGTAATTCAAGCAGTATCAGCAGCAATTAAATTTAACCCATCATGCATGGGTCCAATTGACATCATAAGTGCCTAGGAGTATACTTAGTATATGAACGAAGAATTTGAAGAGATCCTAAAGGACATTCAGAATATAGAGTCAAATTTTGATGAGTTTGAAATTTGGCTTGAAAACGGAATTGAACGGGGATGGGTAACTGAACCGTTCTGTAATACTCATGAGGGTGATCCCTATATGAATGAAGAAGAACAGAAGGAATGGGAAGAGGGCGGAGACCCTTGCCAAGTAGTAATTAAAATCAAAGAAAACTAACAAGGAGAAACAATGAAGAAAATCGCAGTGGGAATTATTGCAGTACTTAGTTTAGTATTGCTACAACCAGTACAAGCACAACCAAATAAATCAATTGTTATTATTGATACAGCAATTGATTCATCTATTCCACAACTAAAGGCAAAACTTGTACAGGAAGTTTGTATTCTTGGAAGCATGGTTTGTCCAAATGGTCAAAAATTCCAAGAAGGTACTGGAGCAGCAACTCTTCCATCAGCACAAGCACTAAAGGGTGGATTTGAACATGGAACGATTATGGCACTTATTGCTAATAAGGTTAATCCAGATGTTGATCTTATCTTTATCAGAATTGCTGGTATGACAAAGCGTGGAACAATGGATACATATAGTATTACTGAAGTGGAAAAGGCTCTTACATGGGTAGTCAACAACAAGCAAAAGTACAATATTGTTTCAGTTTCTGCTTCACAAGGAAACCATAATATAAGAACTGGACTAAATTATTGCCCAATTAGAGCAACTCATTCACAACTTATTGGAAACATTGATAAGTTGTCTTCCGTTGGAGTTGCAACCATGTTTGCTGCTGGAAACCAAAGAGACTATTCAAGAATTAACTTTCCAGCATGTATTACACAGGCTGTAGCAGTAGGTGGAGCAACAGAAGATAATGCAATGGCTCCATACTCAAATGCTGCACCAGAGGTAGACTTTTACGCTCTTGGAGCATTTGACACACAGGTTGGTAGGTCAGTTGGAACATCTGCAGCAACTGCAGCATTTTCTGCACACTGGGCTAAAAATTACAAGGGTACATATCAATCAACTTATGATTACTTTGTATCAGTATCTAAGTCAGCAGTAGGAAGATCAACTACAACTAATAGGCTTGTAAGTCTTTTAGGTTAATTGGTTTTGGTCTGTAACTCAGATGGTAGAGTGCCGAACTGTTAATTCGGATGTCGCAGGATCGATACCTGCCAGACCAGCAAAAGCGAGTGTTGCATAATGGTAGTGCTTCTGCCTTCCAAGCAGATGGTGCCAGTTCAATTCTGGTCACTCGCTCCAGGGCCCTATCTTCTAGTGGTTAGGATACCAGGCTTTCATCTTGGTGAGCAGAGTTCAATTCTCTGTAGGGCTACAAAAGTTTGATATAATATATATGTACCTGCCAAATGGGGGTACATTAACTTATTCGCTTGAAAGGGGAATAAAATGGTAGTAACACATGCAATGGATCTATTCAATGATCCTTTTTTTATTGGGTTTAACAGAGAGTTAGCCCGTTTGAATACAGCACATAAAACAAATTCACAATCATACCCTCCGTATGATCTTCTTAAACTAGATGAAGATACATATAGAATCTCTTTGGCTGTTGCTGGATTTTCCAGGGAAAATATTGATATCTCAGTAGACAATGGAACTCTTATTATTAAGGGTGAGATTGTAGAGGTAGTAGACGCTGAAGTGGTTCATAAGGGCATTGCTGGTCGTAAATTTGTACGATCATTTGCTCTTGGAGAATATATGGAAGTAACTGGTGCAGAAATGAAGGATGGTATGCTGCATATTAATGTAGATCGTATTATTCCTGAAGATAAAAAGCCAAAAACTATTGAAATCAAACTTGCTAAAAAGTAGTATATAGGCTATAATTGTATAAGAGACCTAGGCATGTCTTTATAAACTGCCCCTTAATATTAGGAGATAAAAAATGGCAGCAAAGGGTAGTCTAGAAGCAATCATTGAGGTTGCAAAGAAAGAAGTAGGAACTATTGAAGGTCCTAAAGATAACGAGACAAAGTATGGTAAATGGACTGGAATGAACTTCCAACCGTGGTGCCAATCATTTGTTTCGTGGTGTGCATTCACATCTGGTTTAGATGCAAAGAAGTATCCAAAGTCTGCATCAACAGTAGCAGCATCAGATTGGTTTAAAAAGAATGATCGCTGGGCAGATGCTCGTAATGATGATCCAACTCCAGGAGACTGGATTTATTTTGATTTTCCAGAAGATGGTGTAAACCGTATTTCACATGTTGGTATTTGTATTAAAAATAATGGAAACGGAACTATCCAAGTTATTGAAGGCAACACTTCAGGAACTGCAAAGGGAGACCAAAGAAATGGCGGAATGTGCGTAGAAAAGACTCGTGCATACGTTAAGGAAAATAAGTTAAAACTTATCAATGGAATTGTTGGTTGGGGTCGTCCAGTTTATGCTGGTGAAGAAAACCTTCCACTTCTTTCTAAGGTTGGATCATCTGATGCTCCAGTTAAAAAATCTGCTCCAGCCTCTTCAACACCTTCAGCACCTGCAGTTAAGAAAGAGTTTAAGCAGTTTAAAGAAGGAGCAAAAGGTTCACCTGTTAAAAAGATTCAAGAAGCACTTGGCTTAAAGGCTGATGGAGTTTTTGGTCCAGGAACATCTAAAGCAGTTAAAGATTTTCAATCTAAGTCTAAACTTCCAGCAACTGGAATTGTAGATTTAAAAACATATAAGGCTATTTTGAAGTAATGCCAGTATATGAATACAAATGCACAGGACAATGTTCTGAAATTGTAATCAAACAAAGATCTATTAAGGATAGCGATCCAGGGTATGAGTGTGAAACTTGCACTCTACCACTGGAACGTGTATACTCTAATGTAACAGCAGTATTCAACGGTAGTGGATTTTATTCCACTGATAACAGAAAGTAGCGGTATACTATGAACATGACAATGACAAAAGAAGTTGTTCAAGAAGAGTGGATTTTAAATGCAACAGACAGATGTGATGCTTGTGCAGCAGAAGCCCTTGTAAAGGTAACTGGATTATCTGGAGACTTAATGTTTTGTGGACATCACTACAACAAGATTATGGATAATAAAGAAGGGTATAAGAAGATGATTTCTTTTGCACTTTCAGTTGTTGATGAACGACATAAACTTATTGAAAACAAGTCAAAGGGGCAAGATTACTAATGTATGAATACTATGTAAGAAAAGTAGAGAACGTAGTAGATGGAGACACTATTGACGTTATTATTGATTTAGGGTTTGATATCTTGTTTGCATCTCGTGTAAGGTTGGCTGGGATCGATACCCCAGAGTCTCGCACAAAAGATCTTGCTGAAAAGGCTCTTGGACTTGAAGCCAAGGAGTACTTAAAGAAGTCTTTAAAGGACGCTAAGTCTGTTGTTATTAAGACTGAGAAGATGGACTCATCTGAAAAGTATGGTCGTATTTTAGGTTGGGTATATGTAGATGACAACACTGTTTCACTTAACGACATGATGATTAATGATGGCTATGCCTGGGGATATCTTGGAGATACAAAGGTTAAAGATTTTACAGCCCTTGCAAAAGCCAGAAAAAAGTCTGGAAAATGAAAAAAAATTTAACTTTGGCAAAAATAATAAAAGAAAATAGTTTTTCTAATTTTACAGAATTTGAAAAAATAATATCAATGAAATACACTAATTTTTTTAACGCCAAAATAAAAGAAAAAGAACTTAATAAAAATTTTATAGAACCAAATAATTTAATTTTTATGAATGATGGATATGCAGAAATAGACGAAAATGGTTATCCTTACGATTCACAAAAAATAAAAAATATTTTATTAAATCCAAAATTTATTCAATTTAAATATCAAATAAATTTATACAAAAGATTATTAAATTTTGCTGATATTCAAAACAATAAAAATGTAAAAGTTTTAATAGATGTAGGTTGCGGTAAAGGTGGAGGAATTTCTTTTTATAAACAGTTTTATAATTTTGATAAATGTATTGGAATTGATTTAACTAAAATAAATATAGAGTTAGCAAAACAACACGAAAAAAATGTTTCTTTTTATGTTGCTTCTGCAACTAATCTTCCTATAAATGATAAAACAGTAGATGTAATCACATCTGTTGAATCTTTGATGTATTACGACCCACTTATCAAATTTATTGAAGAGGCTAGGCGAGTTCTAAAAAACAATGGGAAATTTTTAATATCAATGCCATTGACCGAACAAGAAGAAAATAACTTAGAAGAGTCATTTACTAACAATGGGTTTATATTAAGTAAAAAAGAAGATATAACAGAAAATGTAAGAATGGCTTGTGCAATATCAAAAAATAGGTTTAGAAATTCTTCATTTCAAGAATCAGAAATTATGAGAAATGATGAAGAGAGATATTTCAACAAAACCGTATTTTACAAAAATTTTGTATTTATTAAAAAGGGCGATTAAAATTGATGGATATAAAAAGTCAAGCCTTATTAGAGCATTTAATTATTCAAGGTGCAATTGAGATATCTGGTATTGATCAATCTGGTGAGATGACATACTCAATTACTGATAAGTTACAAGAGGTTCATCCAGAACTATACATGCAACTTAAAGATGAGTTTGAACATAACATGTTTGAAATGATAGATCAAGGACCAAAGGTTATGACGTGGAAGATTAGGACAAGATAAATGAATATGATTCTTTATTTTACTGCTGATTGGTGTAACCCTTGTAAAAAAACAAAGCCAATTGTTGAAGAGTTAAATCGTGAACAAATTATGGCTAAATTCTTTATAGTTGACGTTGATTCAGAGATTGAGATGACTAAAGATTTTGAGATTAGATCTGTTCCTACTTTTGTAGTAATGAAGGATAATACTGAGATTTATCGTGTAACTGGTGCACAAACAAGGCAACAGTTAGAGGAGTTAATTAGATATGAATAACAATGAAGATGAACTAATCAAAAATCTTATACTTGAAGGTGCCCTAGAAGTGGCTGGAGTAGATTCAGAAACAAATGAACTTTTGTATACTATTACTCCAAAAATGCAAGAGGTCATGCCAGATATGTATGAAGACCACCTAACTCAAGTAAATAGGGATCTTTTAAATTTATGGGAAAAGGGTTATGTTAATATTGATTTTTTACTAGCAGATCCAGTAGTTACAATATCTGAAAAAGGTCTTGATAAGGCTGAGGTTGCTAAATTAACCAAGCCAGAAATCTGGGCACTAGAAGAGGTAAAGAGATTACTAAAAAGGTAAAGTCTGATATAATCAGTATATAAACTAGGAGGATTGTTATGCCATACAGAGTTGGAGCCAAAGGTTCTTTTGGGTGTTCTGGATACCCTGCACTAAAAGAAGGCACAAATGAAGTTATGGGTTGCCACACAACCCGTGCTGAGGCTGCTGCACAGATTTATGCAATCAATCGCTCTGAAGGCAACATAGGGAAAAGTATGAATGAAATTAAAGAGGGTGATTTCGTTATGGGAATGACCTCTGAAGGAATGGTTCACGGAATTGTTGAGCACATTATGATAGAAGGCGGAGTCTATGGGGTTCCTGGAACAGAATATGCAATTCAGTCTATGCCACCAGAAAATCCAGCAATGGCTGTTAGAATTTATGAAGAAGAAGATGGTAAGTGGGAGCCAACCGCATATAGTATTGGAATGATGTACAAGGATGCACAGGTTGTAGATATAAACAACCACACTATGGAAGATGATAAAGAAGAAATGGATTCAGAAGTTGCAATGGCAATGTATGATTCATCAATTGGAAAATCAGAAGAAAAGGAAGATGAAATGGAAAAAGCAAAAAAGCCTAACTATGGTGAAATGATTCAACCACGTCGTGGTGGATCAACACCTTCTAATCCAAGACTTTATGCAAGAGTTGTGCAGGCAGCAAAAGATAAATTTGATGTGTATCCATCTGCAGTTGCAAACTCTTGGGTTGTTCAAGAATACAAGCGTCGTGGTGGAACATATAAGTCTGAAAAATCAGCAGAGTTGGATAATTTTTGGAATGGATTTTTAAAATAATGCCAAAGAAAAAAGCACAATCATTTAATGCAACACAAATCAAAGATGGAAAGATTGTACGCATGAATAAAAACGGTACAGTTAAATCTATTATTGGTCCTTATGAAGTGAAGCATCCAAAGAAGGGTAAGTAATGGCAGATACATATTCACCTAATGCAGGCATGAAGGCTGCTGCAAGACGTGCTTTGAAGTGGAAAGAAGATGGAAAGGCAACAGGGGCTGGAACTCCAGTAGGTTGGGGCAGAGCAACAGATATTGTTAGCGGTGCATCTATGTCTCTTGATACTGTCAAAAGAATGTACTCTTTCTTTTCACGTCATGAAGTAGATAAAAAAGGTAAAGGTTTCTTTGATGGACCAGAGTTTCCATCAAATGGAAGAATAATGTGGGACGCATGGGGCGGAGATGCAGGTTTTGCATGGAGTCGTGCTATCGTTGAACGTGAAAAAAATAAAACAGAAAAGGTTTGGCAAGGAAGTCCATTTAGTTTTAAGGGGGAATAAATATGGAAGATTTAACGATTGATGAATTAAGACAACTTCTGACATTCTACAAGCAAAGAGCGTCAGACGTAGAGTTTACATTCTTACAGACACAGATAAAACTAAATAAGTTTATATCTGATCAATTAATTTCAGATCAAAATGTTTCAAAAAAAGAAACACCAGAAAAAACAACTAAATAATTAGGAGAAAAGATGCAGGCTATTTTGATTATCGGCTTGACATTGATCTCTTTTTCGTCTATAATTATAGTAATGAACAAAAAAAGAAAAAACTCTTTTAATAAAATACTATATCGTCAAAGCGATATGCATAATATATTAAAGGATTTTTTCTTTAAAGATATTTTTGATGACAAGGTTGTTACATCTCAGTCTAAAATTTGGAAAGAGAAACAGACAACCAAGGTAGTCATAATAGATCAAAAGGCATATTGGGTATCAAATAACATGTTCTATGTTGGAGATACAGTAGATGGAAAGGTCAGACCAGAAACTGGAAGACCTTTAGATACAACCAAGATGTCAAAAAAAGAAGTAGATAAGATGTTATTCATCCTGGATAACTTAAAGAATGGGAAACTAAATGATAGTGGCAGTGCAGGGAACTAATGAGTTTGATGACTATAATCTATTCCTTCGTGCTATAAGCGTTGCTTTATCTGGAATGAAAGAAGAAGAAAAAGATTTTATAATTTATTCTGTTGGTCCAACAAGGGTCAACTCTTTTGTTTCAGAGTTTTCAAACCTTTCAGAAAGAGGAATGAAAGCAAGGGGTCGTAAGATAAAGTTTTATAAAGTTCCAGAAAGTTGGGTACATGACAACATGGACAGCGTAAACTATTTTGCATTTCTTAGCAAACCAAAAGAGCCAGTATCCAAACTAACTACTTTTGCAGAATCAAAAAATGTAGAAGTAGGAATATTCCGTTACTAAAAGAAAGAATACAATGATAATTAATTCGTTAGCACAAATGGAAAAGATTGTTTCAAAGAACAAAGAACTTGAATGGGTTGGCTGGGATGTTGTTGAACGCAAGCGATCAGACCTTGCAAGAACATCACCAAGCGGAGTTCGTGTAAAAAATGCATGGTACCTACAAAAAACTTTTAACCTTAATCGTAATGGTTGGGATATTCCAAACAAATACGGTCAGTAAATGAAGCAACATTTATGGAAAGATCAAGCAGCGTGTCTTGGTCTTGATACTAATATCTTTTTTGATAAGTATGAAGACAATGTAGATGTGCGCCCAATTGTAGATTCAATGTGCCAAAGGTGTCCAGTATCAAAGGTTTGCTTTGCTAACGGTGTTTCTGGTAAAGAGTACGGTGTATGGGGTGGGGTGTTCCTTGAACTTGGAAATATATCTAGAGAGTTTAATAAACACAAAACCAAACAAGACTGGGCTAATACTTGGCAAGCATTGACAATGGAGAAATAATTGTACACTGATCAAATGCGTAGAGCCTTTCACTCTGTAGTACCTCCAAAGGGTTTTGCTATAGAGTTAATTGATAATGAACACTTTTTAACTATTAAGTTAAATGAACTTAAGTTTGCAAACATGGTTCATGACGATAAAATACAGGCTCTTCAATATGTTTTAAATTTAAAGAAAGCATTGGAAATGGAAGGGGCTATCGTCCTAGTAACAAGAGAGGCAATAAAGTGAAAATCTTTGTATCTATTGCATCTTATCGTGATCCAGAACTTCAATGGACAATTAAAAGTGCTATTACAAATGCAAATAATCCAGACAATCTATATTTTGGTGTTGTTCATCAGGGAGTTGATTCAGAACTGTTTGATATTCAGGAAATTAAAAACATATCTATAACTAAAATGCATCCAAAAGAAGCAAGAGGTGCAGGATATGCAAGAGCAAAAGCAATGGAGTTATACTCTGGACAAGAGTATTTTCTTCAAATTGATTCACATACTAGATTTGTTCCTGGTTGGGACTCTATATCTATTGATCAGTTGAATAGGGCTAAGAATATATCTGGCCATAGTCGTGTATTGTTATCATACTTTCCTGCCCCGTTTGAGCCAGAAAGAAATGGCGGTATGTATTTAATTACAAACAACCCAAAAGTAAAGCCATATCCAACTAGACAAAAGATATCATTAAATAAAAGAAAACAGTGGACAGCAGAAAGACTTGAGTTTAATAACAAACTAAAAGAAGATCCAGAACTTTCTGAAACAGTTCTTGGTGGCTTTATGTTTTCAGATGGTTCAATAGTTAGTGAAGTTCCTTATGATTCAGAAATTAGTTTCTTTGGTGAAGAGATTTGTTTTGCTATGAGATCATGGACAAGAGGATGGGATATATATTCTCCTTCAAAAAATATTGTATACCACTTTTATTCTCGTGGAGGATACAGTAAGATATGGAAAGATAGAAATCTACGTGGAATATCTTGGAAAGAGTTAGAAGAAATATCATACAACAAACAAAAAAGAATTCTTTGTGGTGAAGAAGAAGGTGTGTTTGGTGCTGGAAACGTTAGAACCCTTGCCGAGTATGAGATCTTTACTAATACTAACTTTAAAGATTTTTATAGTTTGACAAAACCTTAGTGTTAGGATATAATTAAAACATGTGGAGTGGTGATATGAAAGATATTTTTATTGTTGTTTTTGCAACATTGTCAGTTTGCTTTGCAGCATCATATATTTTAGTCTTAGGACAGTCCATTAAACTTAAAAGAGATGTTTCAAAACTTTTTATTGAAAAGACTTTGCTTCAAGAATATGTTGATATAACTAAGTCTACAAAAATAAAAGAAGATTCAGATGACTCAATACACAAAGAAAACTTTATTAAGTTTCTTTCTGATTCTAGACTATGGGCATTTGAATATATTGAGAATGTACAAAAAGGTTTAACTAAATTTGTTAATGATGTTGATGCAGACATATCATACTTTGATGAATATGGAGAAGCCTTATCTATGTCAAGACCAGACTATCCATCTATGAAGAATATTTCAAAAGCATATAAAGAATTAAAAACACTATTACCAGAAGATGAAATAAAACAATGAGAGATATATTGTTGTCAACACTAACAGGTTTTGGATGTGGTGTAGTATTTGCTGCATTCAAATTGCCAGTTCCAGCACCGCCAGTTTTTGCGGGAGTCGCAGGAATTGTAGGGCTGTGGGCTGGATATGCTATACTAATAAAGGTTCTATCCTAGGAGGAAAAATGAACACAGAACAACTAAAGGCAGTACTTGCATCATACGGACGTTCAGTCCTTGCATCAGGCCTTGCACTATACATGGCAGGCGTAACAGATCCAAAGGATCTATGGACTGCACTTGTTGCTGCAGTTGCGCCAGTTGCAATTAGAGCAATCAACCCTAATGACAAGGCGTTTGGCGTATTGCCAGATGCTAAGGAAGTAGAGAAGGCTCTTAAGGGTGCAAAGGCACCCGTAAAGAAGGCTGCTAAGAAGGCTGCTCCAAAGAAGTAATATTTACTTACAGAATTGCCAGTCTAGAAATAGGCTGGCTTTTTTGTTTTATGAATTAATTAAATCAATATACTTTTGTTTTAGTGAGTCTATTGAAAAGTTATTGTTGCCAAGATCAAATGCTTTATCTTTTAACTTGGGAATATCTAAGCCATAATAATCATCAACTAATTTACCAAGCATTTTAGCATTTCCATCATAAACATCAAGCATTGTTCTTGTCTGTAGTTCGTCAATCTTATTAGATTCAAATAACCACTCCTCTGGTAAAACCTTATTGTTTGGAGATATGTTAGTCATAAAAACAGGCAGGGAACTGATTAAAGCCTCATTCATAGGAAGACATAGGCCAGCATACCTTCTAGGCAATATCATAGCGTCAAAGCCCTCATACAGGCTCTGATGGCTATCTGGGTTTGATTTGTCAATGGTTAATCTTGGATCATTGCATTTTATGTCTAAATTGCTCTGGGTTCTTATTACTAACTCATAATCACCGATAGAATAATTAAGCATTTCAATTACTGTGTCAGTACCGTTTCTATCTTTGGCTGCAGCCTTCCCAGCAATGTGTAATAATCTTTTATGTGTTTTGCTTGTATTTATTTCTCTTGCATTAGAAAATAAGTTAATGTCAGTCGGCGGCGGTATATGAACAACCCTTGTTTTATCTCCAAATTTACTAACAACATCTTCAAAGTTCCATAGACTAGGAGCAACAAGAACATCAGGCAATGTTTGATTAGGGTTTGCTAAATAATCTAAAAACTCATAGTTATACTGCAATATTGTTTTTATTCCACGACTTTTTGCAAGATCAACAAACTTTGGATTATAAAATAATTCACAACTAAGAACTACGTCAATGTCTTTTAAAAATTCTAAGATTTCATTTGTATTTGGAAAACCTTTGATTGTGGTTTGACAGTTGTATCCTTCGTACCATTCAGGATGCTGCTTGTTTTGATTAAAAAATCTTGAGTTAATAAGCATAATCTTATCAGGATTAAGCATGTTTACTAACTCTCTTGTTTGATTACCAAGACCTGTGTTGTCTGATCTTGCAATTATTCCTAGTCTCATGAGTCCATATCTTTATATAGTTGTTTTAATCCATTAAGCGTTCCTATGTCCATATACTTACCGCCAGGACTTACAGATCTAATATTAAGACTCATATCTATCCAATCCTGTATTTGTTTTCCTGGATGCTCTAGTAATGGATCAATATATCTAATAAGGTTTTTACGAAACAACATTGTCCCCCACATATCTGGGTAATCACAGTCAGATACTTTGTCTCTAGATGACATAACCTTGCCTTCAGATATTGATACTTGTCCAACTCTACCCTTAAGTTCTGGATCACAACTCCAGGTTCCAAGAACCAGATCTCCAGAAGTATCCATCATATCTTTATAAATATTGGTTTTGCATCCAAGAATATATGTGTCTGGCATTCCAATTAAAACGGTATCGTTATAATCTCCAACCATAAACTTAACAGCATCAGACATAGTTGAAGGTTCACGAACAACTAACTTTATATCCATATTCATATTTTGAATAATAGGAACCCATTCAGCCCTTGTTGAAACTCTAACTTCATCACATACCTCTAGCATTTGATTAACGTGCCATTGAAGTATAGATTCTTTTTCTGAAACTGGAAGACAAAACTTTGGAATACCACCTATTCTAGATGCTTTTCCTGATGCTGGTAGGATTCCTATTGTAGCCATTACCTTAACCCATATTTTTTCTTTAATGTTGCTATATCATTTACTGGCCAATAGTCTAAAGATTTTGTTGGATCATTAAATGGGTTCTTATATTCTCCCCAACCTTCCCTTGTTCTATCCCCGCCCCACTTGGCCTTAAAGTAATCGTGAAGAGGTTCAATGTTAATTCTTAGTCCGTCTATTGTTGCGCCTCCGTCTATTTGACATGTTACATCAACTTCTGCAGCAGGTGCGTTTATTCTCATTACATAACTTATAGGTGCATTAGGATGTACAAACTGACTACGCCAAGAAACTGCAACATCTGAATCAGGATTATTTATAACTTGTTCTTCAAGTATTCTGCACCTTTGATCCCAGTCACAATCATCAAAATTATATGGATAAAAATTTTCATCAAAATATCCAATTGCTTCAACCAATTTTTTGTTTATTCCAGCCAAATGCCATCCATGCTGTGTTCTAAACATTAAACCATTAAAGCCATTAAGCATATCAACTATATGAGAAAAGGGTTGATTAAACAACATTGAAGACGAAACAAAAAAGGTCCAGTCGTGATTCTTTTTTAATCCTATGTTCCATGCTCTGGCTAAACCAATATTTTCTGATTGATACTCTACCTGAAAGCCATACTTCTTCTCAAATACTTCACACTCTCTGTTGCCACTATTGTCTATAAGTAAAACATTTTTATCTTTTATAGACTCCATGCATTTGTAGATTCTTTCTGTTACCCTGTAAACAGGTATACAAATTAAATAATCAATCTCAGTATCTATTTGCATAAATATATCCTCCTCTTTCAGGGCTACCCAAAATATCAATTCCAAACTGTTTTGAAAGTTTTTCAATCATTTGGCCAAATCTTCCATCAAAAGATTTATCAAATTCAAGAACTAATCTGTTTATCTTTGCTAAAGTTTCTGCGGGGGTATTTATAATAAGATCAAACTCTGCACCCTCTATATCAATCTTCATGACATCAACCTCTTTGATATCATAAGTTGAAAATAAGGTTTCTAAAGTTATTGCTAAGACTTCTGAATTATCTTCTTCTATGTCTACAATACTACTGTTGCCACCACGATTACTGATTGAAACCATCTTTTCTTCATACCAGATAGCATTATTTACTATAGTAATGTTTTCAGTAGGGTTATTTTCTATATTTTGACTAAGTAGATATAGGTTATTTGGCTCTGGTTCTACAGCGTATACTTTGATTTTACTATCATCTGGTCTATCTTTATTAAAACTATCTACAAAAAGGCTAACTGCTCCAATATTTGCACCAACATCAACAAAAACACCACCACCAAAGAATTGGCCTTGATGTATTCTATATACATTTTCTATCCATGTTTCGTTAACTACTTTAAAGTCAAGGTTATGATCATAACTAGGATCTTCTGTATACTCTCTTATTTGAAAATTATAGTTTTCGTGGTTTAAGATAGATGTCATAGGTTTAATTCTTTCAATATGTTTTGCCATCTATTTTTATAAGTATAATTAGACTTAACTAATTCATGACCTGCTTTTCTAATTGCTTCACGCTCTTCATCATGTTCTATATAGTAATCAATTAGTTCTTTTAGTTGATTGAAGTTGCCGTACTCATAAAATACCAAATGTTTTTTGTCTTCAAACTCTCTTTCCATACCTTGGACATATGGGTGAATCATAAAGCCACCACGACCCAAGGTTTCATAAACACGATCAGACCAGTAATCTGGGTAATCAAAGTTTATACAAAGAGTATCACCAACAACAACTTTTGTAGACCAATAAAGTTTATTAAGTTTTAGTCCACGAATTGATGGCAATCCACCACTTCCATAATGCTTAAAGTTATTTCTATATTTATCTTCAAGCCAATTAATAAGTTCAGTTCTGTAGTTCCACTCTGGATGATACTTCTTGCTACCGACAAATATAACTTGGTTGTTTAATTCTGACTCTTTATATATACACTCTTGATCATAAACTCCAGCAGGTACATAATGACCAATTACATTTGTTTTTGCATTAAACCATTCAGACATTTTTTTGTCTACCGTAAAGAAGTGCCCAATGTGTTTATATACTGGGTGAGTATCTAGATCTTTTTGTCTTTGTAGTCCAAACCAAAGATCAAGGTGATATGTCATTGTTGGGATATTATAATCTCTAAGTGTTAGCAACACCTTGTCCATTTCAAACTTTCCAGGAGTCTTCCAACCGTGTGTGTGAATCCATATGAAAAGATCTGAGTCAACAGAAGACTTTAATATGTCTTCGCTCTTAGCCTCTGTTTCTTGTAATCTTATTACTTTGTGTCCCAAAGATTCCAGGGTATTGGCATGGTGACTTTCACTAGTATAATCAACACGAAAGTTACCAAGAAAAACTATTTTTGCCACAAATACCCCTTTGTTTTCATCTATTATAGCATCTCTGGTAGGATTTGAACCTACGACCTACACCTTAGAAGGGTGTCACTCTTCCGCTGAGTTACAGAGATTTAGTAGACCTAGAAGGTAATGCTCCTTCTTCTCAGGATTAAAAGTCCTGAGCATCACTTTAATGCTTTAGGTCCATAGTACATCTGGAAGGACTTGAACCTTCGGCTCTCTGCATATAAGGCAGGTACTCTAACCAACTGAGTTACAGATGCTTAGTACACCAGGTAGGACTTGAACCTACGAATAGCCGAATTATGAGTTCGGTGCCTTAACCAACTTGGCTACTGGTGCTTGCTTTATAAGTATATTAAAATTCTTTATCAAAGTCAAGCCAGTACTGTTTAAAGTTATCTCTTGGTTCAAGATATCTAACCTCATCAATAATTTTATGTTTTAATGCAGTCTTAATCATGTTATCAGAATAACTTCCTGGTTCTGGTTTGGCAGAAAAATAAACAACATAGTATAAAACATTAGAAGTTTTTATTAATGCACCATTAGCAATTGCTTTTTTAACATTGTCAGTTCTTTGTGCTCCTGGTCTTTTACCCTCACCAGAAAGGCCACCCTTTGCTTCAATATACTCAAAGGTTGTTTTAGAGTGTGCACGAAAGTCTACTTCACAACCAACATTCTCAAAGCAATAATTTCTATCAATAGGACCAAAACCCCTACTAACCAAATCTGCGTATACAAGTTCTTCAAAAGCGTCTCCTGACTTTTTAGATTGTGATTGAAAGTTTTCCATATGTTTATTGTATCAGTTTACTGTTTCTTTAGACCAACGTAAAAATGACTTAATGTAAACGGCAGTGTATGCAAGAGCAGCAAATATAAATCCGTACTGCTCAGTGGCAAGTGCAAAAATGATCCATAGACACTCATTAAATATAAGCCATAGCCAGGCCCATTTCTTTTTACGACCAACAAAGTAAATTCCAGACACACCTATCACTGCAAGAACCCATGAGTACCACTCCATATTAGTCCTGCTTAACTTTATATGTCATAACAAGATAGCAAATTGAATACCCAGCAACAAATGTAGGGATCAAAAATAAAATATTAATCATCTTCTTCCTCAAATTCTCTAAGGGCGTTGCTATTATCATTACAATAATTACAATCGCCATATTCTACTCTATTACCACAGTAGTTACAAAACATTTATTATTCTACCAAATTTTCTTTTATTTCTTTTAAAACATTATTTTTAATTTTAAACATGTTGTAATACTCATCAAGACTTCTTATTTTAACCCTTCTATTAGATTTTGAATTAATAACTAAGTCTTTATAATAATATAATTTATCATTATTCATATGTTTTTTTAAACCACTTATTATTCTTATAGTTTCCATAAAAAACATTCATAGATCTTGCTCTTTCATCATTATCCTCTTGTTGCATACTTAAATCTTTTTCTGCTTTCCAGTTTTCTCTTTTAAATGGAAGAATTTGTAAAATTGGAGTTCCCTTTTCTATTAAACCAGAAAACCCAGTTTTTAAGAAAAATGGAACTTGACCACCAAACATAATTTTTTCTGCATCAACAATTCCAGTGGAACTTAAAAATGGAAGTTCATATCTATTAAATGGATGAGAAATAAGCAAGGAGTATCCTGGAGGAGTTTTCATTGCATATGGCAATCTCCACATATAATGCATTGTTTCATCATATCCAGCAGGTGTTGGAACGTTTGTTGTTTCAGATTTTCTTTGTTGAAATGGTGGAACATTTCCAGCCCACTTAATTGACTTATCTTTTTCATCAAAAAATATATCACACCAAAGTTCAATTGTGTATCCAGATAGAAGAGTATCAAAAAATGGAATACAAGATTTTAGATTTTTTGCTGCATTATTATTTTTATCAAAAACCATGTTTGATTTATTATATGCTTTTATGGATTTAAACCAGTCTGGAATATAATTTTTTGATGGACCTATATCATCAATTCCAGTATCTAATGGTGTATATTTAAAAATATTTTTGTTTTTCCACATAGTTAAACCCTTCTTTATTGTTGACATTTTGTTTAGAATACCTTTTAATTGTATCATATTGAAAAAATTTTTGCAAGTATGGTAGAATTATAATATGTGCACATTTTGCAAGGGTATATTAACCCCAATTGTATATTCACGGGTAGTTGACGATGTGCTTCTTGGTATGCATAAAACGGGACAAATAATCTTATCAGGTCCATCAGAAAGATATTCAGACCACCCTAGATCATATTGTAGAGCCTGTCAAGAGCCAAGCACTATAGAAGTTTCCATTGATAACGCATTAGTTCTAGACTAATCTTTATCTGGTATCTCATCAAACCTACGATAGCCTTTTCTAACCAGAACCTTTGCTATTTGAAATGTAGCAAGTAGATATCCAAATAGCATTCCGTATAATATATGTAAAAGCATCAATCAATCCTATCTAAATCTTCAAGACTATATACTCCATATAGATTTATCATTTCTTCAACACTAAACTCTAAATCAAACTCTTCTTCAGTATCCACCTGTGCACTCATTTCTTGTATGATATAGTCTAATCTTTGTCATAATTTTGCGGGATGGAGCATAAAGATCTTCCTTACAAGTTAAACACTTATAAGACCATTCCCCAGTAAAGAAGTCATGAACATAACCTTTGGCATTAGCATACTTCTTGGCTACAAAGGTTTGAAAGGGATCAGGAATCTCTAGTGACTGGATCAAGTCTATCCCAAAACCCCATAGAATTCCCAACGAATACCTGACCAGTTTCTCTATCTACAAGAAGATATTTTTCTGGACATCTAGTTTTAACTGTAAGACCAATTGGTTGTTCTAATTTTTCAAACTTTTTTGACTGTATCATTTTCTTCCTTTTCCCATATTTTTTTACCATCTTTGTAGACTGGCCAATAGCCCAAGGCTCTCCAGTCCATCTTCGTAATCTTAGGTTCTTTTGGCATACGCACACCAAATTCTACCATCTGTCATTGTTTGATGTGTTTCCCAAAACAATGGATCTTTGTGTGACATCTTACACTTTACGCATTCATTCTTATTCAAAGTCTACCTGGCTTTCAAAGATGCTGTTCTCTCCTCTTGCTATTTTTGCAGCAGCAATACGCATACCAAGTGCATTTGTTACTCCTGTTTCAATTGGAATCAACTCAATAGCCTTGGCAATTTCTTCTCGCAAAATCATATCATCTATGCTCATTTAACACCGTCCCAAGTTCCTATCTTTGTTGTAGGAATCTTATTGTCTTCCCACAATCTTATCACATTTGGGTTATCATCTACTGCATGTGTTACATCCCAGAGTTTAGTAATCTTATCAAGCATATCTTTCTTTGCTTCATAGTCTGGTCGGTTATCATCGTCTGCTCTCATAAACAAGCCATGCGATCTAATATTGTTCTTTGCAAGCCACATGGATGTAAGACCACGGTATTTTTCTTTGCGTGATGTAACAACTAAAATAGAGTGTCCATCGCTAACAGAATTATTAAGCATTTCTAATACCTCAATATTTGGCAGGGCATCAATAGAGGCAGAATGAAAGGCATCGTAATCCCTATCAGAGCCACGGACAAAATGTAAGTATGGGTCAACATTGGCAAGAGTGCCGTCTACGTCATATATATGTGCTGTTGGTTTCATATATCAAGTATACAGTTCGGCGAAAAGTATGTCAAGTTCGGCGCAAAAATAGGAGTTAACAAACCTTCCCTTGAGTCTAACGACTCACCCTTGGTTAGCAGGCTTCAACTTGCTCAAATAGTATTTATACTCTGAGACTAATCTAGATTTCTTACTGGAGTTACATTTCCTACAAAGAGGCTGAAGGTTTCCAATTGAATGGTTTCCCGACCTAGATATGGGAATAATATGATCCATCGTAATCTTTTCTGTTGCCCCGCAGAAGGCACAGGGAGAGTTATAGAGACGTTTATACTCTTTATCTAATATCTTATAACTCTTGGCATCTTTGGCTATCTTACGCTTGATATGGGAGTTGGCTACATGAAGGGTAAATCTTTCACGGTTTGCTTGATTCCAAGCCTTAGCAGTTGCTACACGCCTTGCACTATTTTCTTGACGATAGATAGCCTTCTTAGTCATATAAACTTGATCTTGCTTTTGTTTTACCCAACGCTCTTTATTTTTCTTTTGCCATTGCTTTTTATATTTCTCTGGATTAGCCTTTTGCCAAGCCTTAGAATACTCTTTGGCACATGGCTTACATTGTGACTGACCTTTATAAAAGTCTGTGACAAGGCAGGTCTTTTGACATTTTCTGCAAACCTTTGTATCCATATACCTATTCTACCAATTTTGCCAGGGTATGTCAAGAATGCTCTTTACACACAGGCATAGGAATATCTTCTACTGGTATAAACATATGTCTAGGTTTGCGACATATATAGCATAGGCTCCAGGGGACTATGTTCTTGAATTTAATGTCATTAAAGTACTTTTGCTGTAGAGACTTTCGTTCATCATTAGATAGTCCCATATGCTGATTATAGCCTATAATGTATGCATGGAGCAAGCCATACTATACCTACTATACAGTCCAGAGCATAAGGCTATTAAGATAGGCATATCAGATATCTCAGGTAAAAGGTTTGCAAGCCACAGGACCAAAGGTTGGATCTTGATTAAGTATTGGCATTTTTTTGAACGGTATAGGGCAAAAGAAGTAGAAACTATAGTACTAAGAACACTAAGGGATAGATACGGACATTATCTAACTAAAGAACAAATGCCTCATGGGGGATATACGGAGACATTTGATGCAAATAAAGTAACCAGGAGGATGTTGATCCGTATGGTCAAT